AAATCATTATTAGAATAATTGAACGTGGCGATAACCTTAACGAAGTCAAAGATTTATTTCATTACTTTTTTGCTTTTGCTCATAGGACTATCAATGAATACAAAATATCCAAGAAGTACGGATATAACTTCAATAGGGTTGACTCAAACAACCTATCCACCGAAAACATTGGAACGATTGCAGCATTCAGTTACGAACTACTCCCATCCGATTTACTCTATACCTTACTTGAACCGAGCCGAAATGATACGTTCAGGGATGATTACAAAAAAAAATTATTTAAGATTTATTTGGAGGTTGGGAACTATCGGGGCGTGGCAAAGCAGACCAAAATACCTTTGCGAAACGTTTGCGAAACCTTGCAAGAATTTAAAAAAGAATTGTTAAAACAAATTAATGAACATACTACTTGTCATAACGGATAACACAGGCTTACAATATCACAGGCAAATATCACCTCATGTGGTACTCGATTCAATAACTGGAGGCAATGCAATTAACGTTACTTCGACCGGTAACTTTGATATGTACCCGGATGAAAAGTTAAAAGAGCAGCAAATAGTTATATTCCTTCGTGCTATATCAATGACGAGAAAAAGTGCTGAGGTTGTAAAGCGATGCCATAAGAACGGATGCAAAGTTATTCTTGACATTGATGACTATTGGAATTTACCAAGCGACCATGGAATGTTTAAATATAGACCGCCATTTTTTGAGATTAATACTATCGAAGCTATTGAGGCGGTTGATATGGTTACAACCACTACTAAGTTCTTTGGTAAGATAATTAAGCCATTTAATAGAAATGTACGTGTATTGGCTAATTGTATTGACATGGAGCAGAACCAATGGAAGTCAGATAAAGAGCAAAGCGAATCGGTAAGGTATGGTTGGGTTGGAGGTGTATGGCACAAAGAAGATATTGCGCTAATGGAAGATTCATTTCAATATTTATACTCAGACAAAACAATAAATAACTACAACATTTGTTTAGGAGGTTGGAATGATAATCCTGAGTATAGAAGTATTGAATTAATGATGGCAGCAAATGGTAGAGCGAGAGATAAGTATTTGAGAATAAGCGGAACGGATTACAACAGCTACGGAATGATTTACGATTACATTGATGTTGCGTTAGTTCCGTTAAGAAATAACTTATTCAATAATTGCAAATCACCGCTTAAAATGTTAGAGGCTGGTGCAAAAGGATGCGCTGTTATAGCTTCAGAGGTTCAACCTTATAATGTATTTCCAACAAACACTTATTACGCTGTGCCTACTTGGGATAACAAGAAAGGTTGGTACAAAGCAATTAAACATTTGAATAAAGAGAAAAGGATGCGTGAAGATTACGCAAATAATTTAAAGGAATATGTAGCAAAAGAATATGATGCCAAAGAATGGGCGTTAACGAGATACCAAGTTTATTTAGACTTATTAAAATGAACGTAGGAATAGGAATAACCACTACACCAAATAGAGAAGCTATCTTCAAAGAAAGCTTGAAGTATTTAAAAAAATACACTAAGGTTGCAAACCTATATATTCATAACGATACAAGTTATCGTGGCGTGGCTTATTCTAAGAACATGTGCTTTTATAATCTTAGGTTCAACACTTACAACTTTGTATTTGATGATGATTGTTTTCCGATTTCAAGTGATTGGTTGGAATATATGATTGACTGTTTTGACTACACAGGCGAGAATCATTTTCTATTTTTAAATGATAAGATGCACCAACCGATTGAAAGTAATAAGCACGTTGGAATTAAAACCTACAAAGAATGCGGAGGTGTATTCTTGGCATATACAAGTAAAGCGTTAAACGAAATAGGCTACATGGATTCCGAGTATTCCGGTTGGGGGTTTGAACACGCTGGGTGGAGTAATAGAATACACAAAGCTGGATTAAATAGTGCGCCATACTTAATGCCTGAGAAACTTACAACAATGCTTAGAGCCTTAGATTATGAAGGTAATATTGAAAGTAGCGTTAGTGATATAGCAAAGCGCAAAGGATTTGAAAACAACATCAAAGTATTTCAAAGAGAATTAAACGAACAACCAACATATAAAAAATTCAAGAGATGAAAGATAAAATAATAAAGTTCTTAGGTTATAAAAAAGTAATTATAATAAATTTAAATTGTTGGAATGAAGATAGTTTACTAATTATAAAAAAATCATTAAATGCAGATTTAGTGTTTGTTTCAAATAAAATAAAATCAATCGAAATAAAATATATATGAAACTATTTTTTAAATGCACAAGTAGGAGCAGACCGCATAGGATGAAGAAAACAATTGACAGCATTGTGAGTAATGTTAGTGCAGAATGTGATTACTTTATTCAATTAAGCTTAGATGAAGATGACCCAACATTAGCTGAGTATTTTAAAATGATTTCACCAGTACATGAAAAGATTATCGGCACATCAAAGAATAAAATTGATGCAATAAACAGAGATGTTGATTTAGTCGACCAATGGTGGGATGTACTTATAAATGTTTCAGATGACCAAGTGTTTATTGCTAAAGACTTTGATTTGGATATAGTAAATAACATGGGTAATGATACAGATATGTTCTTACATTTCCCAGATGGAAACCAAGGTGATTTAGCAACCATGAGTATTATCGGAAGAAAGTATTATTTGCGTGATGGATATATCTACAATCCAAACTACGAGTCTGTTTATTGCGATAATGAAGCACAAGACGTGGCAAAGCTTAGAGGTTGCTATAAGTTAGTAAACAAACATATTTTCAACCATGAACATCCAGCATGGGGTAAAGGTCAATCAGATGAACAATATAGAAAAACAGAACATCATTTAGTTTATGAAAAAGACAGACAAACATACATTAACAGAGCAGCAAAAAACTTTTATTTATGAAGTTATCATTATTGATTTGCACTATACCGAAGCGTAAAGAAATGCTTAATAGGTTACTTAATCAAGTAGCCGATTATTCAAAAGATTATTTTAGTGAAAATGAACTTGAAATATTAATTGATGATAGCATTGATAAAACAATAGGTGCAAAACGAGATAGGTTGTTGAATAAATCAAATGGAAAGTATATTGCTTTTATTGATGATGATGATTCAATAACAGAGCATTACTTTAAAGAAATACGCAAAGGTATTGATGGAGATTATGATTGTTGTTCTTTACGTGGTGTTATGACTTGGAACGGTGGCAATCCTGAGTTATTTGAACATTCAATTAAATACACAGCGTGGAATACTACAAGAAACATAATTAAGTACGAAAGATTTCCAAATCACTTGAATTGCATTAAATCCGAAATAGCTAAACAAGTAAAGTTTCCAGACCTTTGGAGTGCTGAAGATAGGGACTGGTCGCATGAATTAAATAAAAGACAATTAATAAAAACTGAATATTTTATTGATGAAGTAATTTATAACTATCAATACGTAATGAACAAATGAACTTAGCGGCTGTAATAACTGAATCAAGGAATTGTCCAAGAATAAATAATATTATTAAAAAACACTTGGAGAAATTACCTGAATATACTAAGCTTTATTTTTTTGGAAGTAAAGAAAATCAAAAAAGAATAAAGTTTAAACATACATTTTATGAGGTAGAAATAAATTCAATTGAAGATTATTGCTATTGGATAGCATCTCAAGAATTTTGGAATTTAATTAATGAAGAAAACGTTTTAATATTTCAAACTGATTCAATGATTATAGGTGGTAACATAGAACAATTCTATGAATACGATTATATTGGCAGTCCATTAAAATCAGAAGCTGACTATGTTTATAATGGTGGGTTATCCTTTAGACATAAAACTGTTATGCTTGATATAATAACTAAATGGAATTATAATCGTACGATTCACGAAAACGAAGATGGGTATTTTAGCCGAAAAGTTTATGAGCATTATAAAAAAACACCTAAACAAATTGCGGAAAAATTCTCAGTTGATAACATATTTAAACTTGGAACTTTTGGTTATCATGCAATAGAAAGAAGTTTGACAAAAGAACAAGTAAAACAAATTAAATCTCAAATATGAGCAGCGTTGCAATAGTTACTTTTTCAACATTACTAAAAGGTAGTCATCCTTATAGATATGTATTAAATGAAGAAAGATTAAGACAATCATTAATTAATGTAGGTTTTACTGGTTCATATTTTTCATTTAAAGATTATAAAAGCATTGATTCACCAAGTCATTCAGAAATACCTTATGCTTTTAAACCTTATGCAATTAAAAAGGTTAAAGACTTAGGTTATGATATTGTAATATGGATTGATTCAGCAGTTTACCCAACAAAGAAATTTGACCACTTTGTAAAACACATTGAAGAAAATGGACACGCTTTTTTTGATAATATTGGTTTTGCAATTCGCGACCACACATCAGATAAATGCTTAGAGTATTTTAATATGACAGATGAAGAAAGCTGGAAGCATCCTATGATAATGGCTTGTTTAATGGGATTTAATTTTAAGAATGAAACAACTTGCAAAATATTTAAAGAATATTATGAAGCTGCAAATGAACAAGCTTATGGAGGAGATTGGATTAATAATGATTTGCAAGTAAGTGCAAACCCAAAAGTTAAAGGTCATAGGCACGACCAATCAGCAATGAGTATAATATTAGCGCAAAAAGAAATTAAGCCTATACATCCAAATTCTACTTTCTTTGCTTATTATGGTAATCCAGGACATGAACCACACGCAGAAACCGTTTGTTTTTTATCACAAGGATTTTAATATGAAAGCTTATATTGTAGGAAAAGGAGAAAGTTTAAATTATTTAAATGAAAGTTATTTTGAAGATGGTGATATTTATTGCATTAACGAAAGTGTTTTAAAAGTTGAATCATTGAAATTAAATAATAAAATTTATTCAATGCAGAAAGATGGTGATTCACCAAAATATTTAAACAACTGTCCAATTAATAATTGTAATGAATGTCCAGCAAATATGGTTTATCCAATTAAAGCAACATTAATGCTGCATGAACACGAAAGTAAATATTGTTTAAAAGGATATGAGAATAGAATAATATTTGACAATGAAAAAAATGGACTTAATAAATTTGACCATTCGGCTATGTCATGCGTTAGATATTTAAAACTTAACGGATATAATGAAATAATATTGTTGTGTTTTGATTCTGTAACATCTAATAAATCAAAAAGTATAATGAATAAAAACATTGGTGAAATTGAAAGAAGTGATTACTTAATTGCAAAAACACATTTATTAAATGAATTAATAGGTGTTAATCATAAATTTATTGAACCAACGTTATGACCGAACTTTATATTATAATAGCCTCAGTAACATGGGCGCATCTTACCGGAATACCACAAAGGTTTAAATGGGCGTTTAAGAAACGTTATGACCGAACTTTATATTATAATAGCCTCAGTAACATGGGCGCATCTTACCGGAATACCACAAAGGTTTAAATGGGCGTTTAAGAAAAAAAGCATTAAGCCGTTTGATTGCGAATTGTGTTTATCATTTTGGGGAGTTGGGTTACATTCTTACTTTTTGTCGCATGAAGCTGTATGGTTTGCAATTTGCAAAGGATTAGTTGCTGGATTTATTGCTGTACTGATTTATCATTTATTACGTTTAATTAAAATAATATGACAATAGAGCAACGTAAAAGATTGGAAGGATTTAAGAATCAGTTAATGATTTATGACCAATACAAATCTATTATGCCGACAAATGAAACGATTAAACAGATGCGTGAACTTTATCATGACATAGGACATCCACCAACCGGAAGCTGTGGCGGTTGCATACCCATGATTATTGAAATTGGTTAAATCAATAAAAGAATTTCCAAAGATGCTGGAACTTCGACCAATAGTAGTTAACAATGATATGATTGTTTTAGGCGGTAATATGCGCCTTAAAGCTTGTAAGGAAGCCGGATTAAAACAAGTTCATATAATAAAAGCTTCAGAACTTACAGAAGAAGAACAAAGAGAATTTATATTAAAAGATAATGTTGGATTTGGAGAATGGGATTGGGAATTAATTAATGCTGAATGGGATTTAGAACAATTAGATAATTGGGGATTAGATGTTCCAAACTTTGAACCTATTGTTTTAGAAGCAGAAGAAGATAATTACGAAATGCCTGAAGAAATAAAAACTGATATTGTACTGAATGATTTATTTGAGATTGGGGAGCATCGTTTACTCTGTGGGGATTCAACAGATAGCGACCAAGTGGAAAAGCTAATGAATGGTCAAAAGGCTGATATGGTATTTACAGACCCTCCATACGGAATGAATGCCGTTAGTAAAAGCGGTGTCTTGAAGGAAAAGTACGGAACGGATATTTTAGGAGACTCCGATACAAACGCTGCAAAAGACTCATTCAATTTGATATATTCACTTTACCCAAACGCTGCTCATATTTGGTGGGGTGCAAATTATTATTCAAGTTGTTTGCCAGATTCGGAATGCTGGATTGTATGGGACAAAAACAACGGAGCATCAGACCAAACAGACTGCGAGCTTGCTTGGAGTAATTCAAGAAGTGTTGTTCGTCAATTTACAAAAGCATCTGAAAAAATAAATCGAGTACACCCGACTCAAAAGCCAGTTGAATTAGTATCTTGGTGTATTAACAAATTTGCAGAAAAATCAAAACTTATTTGTGATTATTTCTTAGGCAGTGGAGTTACAATGGTTGCATCGCATCAACTTAACCGCAAGTGTTATGGAATGGAACTAGACCCAAAATATTGCCAAGTTATAATTGACCGAATGAAAAAACTTGACCCAACATTAGTTATTAAAAAGAATGGTAAAGTAATTTAATATGCTACCTGAAGAAACAAAACAAAGAATGATATTGGCATTAGAGCAAAACTTAGGTATTGTTACTAATGCTTGTAAAGCTATTGGTATATCTAGACCGATGCACTATAAATGGCTGAAAGAAGATGCGGAATATAGAAGGGCTGTTAAAGATATGGAGAATGCTGCGTTAGACTTTGCAGAATCACAACTGTTAAAGCAAATACAAAAAGGCAATCCATTATCTACTATATTTTATTTAAAGTGCAAAGGAAAAAAGAGGGGTTACATTGAGCAAAACAATTTAGAAATTAAAGGAAACATGGTTTTCCGAGCGGACTTTGGCAAAAGCGATACTATACACACCACATCAGAATCAAACGAAGATACACAACGCCATCAATTGGGGGAGTGAGAAGTATTACATTCTGAATATTGGAAGACAGTTTGGTAAAACATTACTGGCTACAAATCAATTATTATATTGGGCCTTAAACAATAAAAATGTTAAGTGTGCATGGGTATCTCCAACCTATAAGCAAAGCAAGAAAGTATTTGATGAGATGTATAAAGCATTTCAGAAAAGACCTGAGATTTATAGGACTGTTAATCGAAGTGAGTTGTTACTCGAATATGCTTCCGGTTCTACAATTCAATTCTTTAGTGCTGAGAGATACGACAACATTCGTGGATTTACTTTTGAATATTTAGTTTGCGATGAGTTTGCTTTTATGAGTGAACAAGCGTGGACTGAAGTTTTAAGAGCAACTGTATTGGTTAAAGGTCGTAAGGTTCTTTTAATATCAACTCCAAAAGGTCGTAATCATTTTTATAAGCTTTATCAAATGGATGGCTATAATCCGCAATATAAAAGCTTTACAATGACTTCTTATGACAATCCTATAATAATACCTTCAGAGATTGACGATGCAAAACAAACGCTTCCAGACCATGTATTTAGACAGGAATATTTAGCGGAGTTTATTGATGGGGGCGCTGGAATGTTTAAAGATGTTCAGATAAACAACGTACCTGAAATGACCGGTAGATACTACGCTGGAATAGATGTTGGAAGGGCAGATGATTATACGGTGCTTACTATATTAAACAACAAATCAGAAATGATTTACTGCGAACGTTGGCGGCAAATGGATTGGACAGAAATTGTCCAAAAGATTAAACAACAACTTGAGAAATACAATCCCGATACACTTATAGAGGTTAACTCTGTTGGAGATGCTGTATTTGAAATGCTGAGAAACGAGATACCTTTCGTTTACATTGCGCCATTTGTAACTACTTCAAAAAGCAAACAGGATATAATAGAAAATTTAATTGTAGCAAACCAAGATAAAACTTTGAAGGTGCTACAAAACGAATGGCTGTTAAAAGAGTTGGAGGTGTTCAGCTATGAGTACAATCCGAAAACAAGAAGCGTGAAATATTCTGCACCATTTGGATTCCATGATGATGGGGTAATGAGTTTGGCAATAGCTTACCAATCATTTAGACAAGCTGAGAAAACTTATTTGTCCTCAACTTTCCGATAAAAATAGGGTACAAAACAAATCAATATAACACTTTAATATAGAAGCAATGAAAACACCAAAGAACTGGAACGATGTAAGTTTAAAACAACTAATTGAAATAGAAGCAATTAGGAATGACAAATCGATTGATAAAGAAATTTATCCTGACATAACACGTTCACTATTAATACTTTCGTTGTTTACTGGCATACCTTATTCAGAATATGAACAAATTCCACTTAATAAGTTACAAGAAGAAATTAGTAAGATTAAGTTTTTAAGTGAATTACCTAAGACTGAGATAGTTAGAAAGTTTTACCACAAAGGTTATTATTGGAAAGTTAATTTTGATTTGAAAGAATTAACAGCGCAGCAATTCATTAACCACTACGAATTAACTAAAGACAGCGAGAAGATATTTGAAAACGCAAATAAACTAATGGCAATCTATTGTGTACCTCAGAGGTTTTTTATAAAGTCTAAAATGACTGATGAGCGAAAACAAGAGTTAATGAAGGATTGCCCGGTAAGTGTTATTTATCCGCTAGTGGTTTTTTTTTGCAATCTCTTTCCGATTTTATTCGAGGGTATAAAGGATTATTTGAATCAAGCCGACGCGTTTCTGACGGAGACAATGAGCAAAGTAGAAAAGCTAAACCAACAAGCAACTTAACATGGTATTATATATTAGACAATCTCAGCAATTCAAACCCATTAGTTTGGGACGAATACATGAGTTGGACTGCATATAAATTTTTAAATGTATTACAGTTTTATAGAATAAAAGAGAAAGAATTAGAATGGCACAGAAAGGAACAGGAACGGCGAATTTCAGCGAGGAGATAAGTAATTACTTAACTAATCAAGTTGGTG